CGGGGAGTGACCGGGATGCTCATACGCGCATCCTTCCGAGCGTGTCCTCTAGCGTGCCGTGCGCCTTCTCCACCGGTGCCGGGCAGATGATCGCCACGCCGCTGCGGTTCTTGCCGTCATGGTCGCGGACCATGCAACGGTCATCCTCTACGGCGGCTTCGGCCGCGTCCCTCATGCGCGAGCGCAATGTCTCGTTTTTGAGGACCTGTTGGCTGAACGCCTTGCGGTTGAATACGAATCTGCATCGTTTGGCCATGCTTATCCTTCCCGTTCGCCCACGGTGATGACGTCGCCGATGTGGCGTCCGTGGAGGTTGTTCCACACTTGCGGTTTTCCTTTGACGGGCAGGAGGATGCCTCTGACTTTGATCAGGTCGGTGGCTTGGATGCCGGATGGTTGGCTACCGCGGATGTGGATCGTGTATTCGATGGTCCGTGGACTGGCGTTCTCCTCAACCTGGTCGATGGTGGAGGTCGGGGCGACCAAGGCCTGGAATGCGCCGACGCGGGCTGGCTTGCCTTGGATGGGGTTGCCGTCCGTGTCGGTGGTGGGCTGGCCGCGCCAGATTTCGATGGTTTCCACTAGGACGTCTCCCCCGTTGCCATGTCGACGCTGAACGCGCGTTGCGCGTTGATGCCGAGGATGCGTTTCTCGTCGTCGCGCAGCCAGAGGTCGCCGGTGGGCGCTCCGAAACTGTATTGTTCGCTGAAGCTGCCGGTGGTCTGGTTCATCTGCGTGATGCCGCCGGGAATATCGTACGGGTCGGCCTGCATGATCCTGCGGACGATGTCGCAGGTGATCTTCGTCAACAGTCGTGGCCGTTCGTCGAGGAGCCGCCGCCAGTTCGGGGAGCGTTCCTTGATGTAGTCGGTCACGTCCGCGAGATGCGTGTCGGCTTTCTCGCGTGCCTCGTCGGTGAGCTTGTGCCATCTCCGTTCGAGATCGTCGGAGGTGGCGAACATGTCGGGTTCGTCCGTCATGGTCACTTCTTGTCCGGCAGTTTGACCGCCCCGGCGGATACGAGGCCGGCGATGATGTCGTCGAACTGTTTCGCCAACGTGTTGAACGCGGTGACGAGTTTGTCGAATTCGTCCTTGGTCGGAGTGTCCGCCGCGGCCTCGGCGATGTTGCTGTCGACGTTGCCGATCGCTTGTTCGGGCGCGTACTGCTTAATGCCGCCGAGGGTGTCCTCGCCGGCCGCCGGCAGCTCGTAGGCGCTGGATCCGGCGGAGAAGTCCGTGCCATCCTTGTTGACAAGGCTCACCTGCGCGTCCAACGGTCCGATCGTATGCTTCTTCTTACCTGACGGATTGACCACAAGGGTCTGGATGGGGAAACTCATCGTTCACCTCATTCCGTGGCCTTGAGTACGGCGAACGCCTTCGGATCGATGATCGCGAACGCGTACATCGCCTCGGTGCGGTATGCGATCTGGTTATGGGCCTTCAGGTCCACGCCGGTCTGGTCCGGATCGCCGTAGGCGATGATCTCGCTGGTCAGATCGCGGACCATGCCCCATTTGATGAGGCTGAAATCTCCCATGAACGCGAGCACCTTCGTCGGGGTCTTGGCCAGTCGGCCGTTGACGGTTCCGGAGGTCGCGGCGGTGATGCCGTCCAGGCTGCCGGCCTGCAGGTTCAGCGGGATCTCCGGGTAGAAGCGCATGCCGGTGGAGGGGACGCGCAGCTTGCGCAGGCGGGACGCCCAGGTCTTGGACAGGGCGACACCGTTGATGTCGTAGGAGTCGTTCAGCGCGTCGGCCAAAGCGTCCACGTTGCCGATCTCATCCTCGGTGGCGATCACCTGCACGGCGGACGTGCTCAATGGGTCGAATCCGGAGAGCGCCTCACCGGTCTTGGGGTTGATCGCATGGTAGATCACGTAGTCGAGGGCGCGGCCCAGTGCGGCTGCCTGATCGGCCTGGATGCTGCGGATGATCTGCAGCTGGTTGTCCTCGTCGGCCCACTGGAGTTCGCTGGTGACGCGGGTGGTGGTCTGCACCTTGAAGCGCTTCGCCACGACGGAGTCCACGGTCTGCTCGTAGCTGCTCTTGACCGCGCCTTCGGCCACTACCTCGGCTTCGCTCTTGCCGTTGAACACGAGGTAGTCGGCGTCGGAGAAGATCTGTGGCGTGCTGGGGCTCAGGGACGCGATGGTGCTGGTGTCCTTGGCCTTGTTCACGATTTCGGTGGCCACGCTCACGGGGAGCTTGATCTGGTCTGTTTTCATCGCCATGATGACTTGTCCTTTCGGATGGTTGGGTTATTCGCCTAGGAGCTGGTGGATGTACGAGAGCTCTTCGGCGTCCTTGTTGTTGTTCTGGTGCGATGGAGAGCCCGTCTGGTTCCTCACCTGAGGCGGCTTGGATGCCGGATGCAGCGCCGCGTGCAGGAGGTCCGCATGCGCCTCGAGTTCCTCCTTGGTTCCGCCGCGCAGCAGTTCGGCCGGAACGTCCTTGTCTTTGGCGACTTCGGACACCCATTCCGCGTGCTGCTTCTCGGCCGCGGCGTCGTCGATCTGCTTGCGCAGCGCCGCGTTCGATTCCTTGAGTTTGTCGATTTCGCTCTTTCCGGCGTTCTCCATCTCGTCGAGTTTCATGGCCTTGGACTTGAGCTCGTCGTAGTCCTTGTACTTGCCGCGCTCCTTGGCCAGTCGCTTCTCGACGATCTGGTCGACCTGTTCCTGGGTGAACGACCTCGGCTCACCGCCGTCGCCACCGTCATTGGAACCGCCCTCGTCGCCACCGCCGTCGATGAGACGGATGTGTGCCGGGAATCGGAATCTGATGGACATGCTGCTCTCCTTTGCTGTTTCCCGTGGATTCGAGTTCGACCGCGCCACGGTGCGCTGTATGGTCCTCCCACGCGATACGGCGCATGGTCGCCGCCAACCTGAATGGCTGGCCGAGTGGTGGATGCAGGATTCGCACCTGCGCGGCTGTGAAGCGCCCGAGTTACAGTCGGGTCCATTCGTCTGCTCTGGCAATCCACCGAAATCAATGGTTTTTGGTAAAATAGAAGTACCGGAGGTCCCGTGCAGACTTGAAATAATAGCCTATTCGTGCGGGAGTGCCTCCGGGTTTTTATTGCAGCTCGATTTCTCTCATCCCGTTGTTGTCCAATAGGAACAAACGTCTGATCTTGTTTTTCTTATGCAGCGCGTTATAGCGGGAAAGTTGCGTCACCAGTTTCTCCGGAGCCGAGTATCCAGTGAGATCCACAATGAATGCATCCTTCACGACACCATGCTGCTCGGCTTTGGATACCGCTTTTGAGATGTTCTTCGAAATGGATCCGTAGTCTGGGCGTTTTTGCCGAGATGACTTAACCTCGCACTCAAGGTCTTGCTCAATCCATTTCAAGTCATTCGTCGATTTGTGCCCCAAAGTATCGCGTGGAATCCATTCGTAATGCTGTCCGAGTGACTTGAAATGTTCCAGGAACACGATTTCATGCATCTCAAGGACGTCTGCGTCTACTGGGACGCCAAGCGCCTTCTGCCTTCCATCCCATCCTTTCTTGCTTAATGATTTCTCGTCGCGCATGCCGGTGAAATCATGTTCGACTTTGAAAGACGCACGTTTCTTCGGCATGATCCCGTCGCTCAATTGCTTAGGGAACTTATGACGCATAACGAATGTGACGGCATTCGCGTCGGCCGAATCCAACTTGATTCCGGCTTCCTCGGCGGAGGACTTCCAATTCTTTCCCAATGCGTTGCCGTTGATGGCTTGCACGGCCTGATCGTACATGGCTTTATACTTCGCTTGGTCATAGCCGAAGATCTTGTCCTTGCCCCAGCTGCACACGGGAATGCAACGGCATTTGCCGTTATGGAAAGAGCCGCCGAAGTCCGCGCTTTCCTCACTGGTGTATGCGAATCCTCGGCTGGCGAGCATCACGCAAAATGCACAAGGATTGGAGCCTCGTGGGACGCGTGCCCATCCAGGATGCGTCTCGTCGGCGTCGCGGTTGTTCTGCGTGGTCAATCGTACAGACCTGCTCATCATGTCGGCAATGAACTGCTGCCAGTCGTCCACCGTCTTCAGGTCGGGCCAAAGGTCTTCAACAGTCAGCCCGTTGGCGTTGCCATGCTTCAAATTAGTGTAGTTATGCCCATTCCAATCGGTTCCAGTGAAACCGCCTACCTGACGGTATAGCACTTCATATTCGTCGCAAGTAGATGAGACGTAGGGCGGCATTTTGATGCCGGCGTATTTCTGCCACAGGTTCCTGGTGTCAGTGTAGTACCTGCGTGATCGTTCGGACGCATCGCGGGTGTACCTGAGCACTATGTCTTGTCGTTCCAACGGTTTCGCGGATTCCATCGCGTCGGTGGCGTCGTCTGTCAGATTCTCAAGATCAGTCTCGTAATCCCTATGCAGTTTCTCCAGTTTCTGACGAAGCTGCGCTTTCGCCGGTTCCGGCAGATCCAGATTGTTCAGATCCATCCGTCACCTCCGAGGACGCCGCGCTTCTGTCCATGAGCTGGTCGATGCGTTGTTCCGATTTCTGCCGTTGCTGGTCGGCGCGTAGGCGGGTGATTTCCTCGCGGGTCAGGCCGAGACGTTCGAGTCCGACATCGGAGTCGGCGTAGCCGGTAATCTTGTCGGCGATCTTCGTGAACGCGTCGGCGCGCGCCGCGTCGGAGATTTCCCTTGTGGGCGCCCATACCGGATGCACGTCGCGCATGGAGTCGGGTATCGTGTTCGCGCCTTCGCGCAATGCCACGGCGATGCCCATGGCCCGTTTGAGTTCCCGTCCGAAGGCCACGTTCTGCTTGTCGGCGATGCGCGTCAACCGTCGTTCGGCGGATGCCATGGCCTCGGCGCTGGTCGGATTGTCCAACGTGATGCCCAGATAGTCGACCGGCACTCGGGTCTGCGAGGCGACGAGCATGGCCAAGGTCTTGAGCATGTCCGAATGGGGCGTCATGGACGCCTGCTGCACCTGATGCAGTTGGGGAAGCTCTCCGTTCTCGTCCGCGGTGATCGCGTTGATCGCCTGGATGAGACTCGTCCATGTGTTGCTGCTGAACGCGTCCCTGTTCGCTCCGATGAACCAGAGTTTCGGAACGGAATAGAATTCGGCCGACGCCTCCATGCGGACCACGGTGCGGAATCCGGCGTCGACGAGGCTCATGAGCGAACGGCTGATGCGGCTGTGGCCGAATGGCCGGTCCATCTGCCTGTCGTAGGCGAGCGCGACGGCAGTCGGCTGGTCGAAGTTCGTTTCGATTTTCTCCGCCCGCCATGGGGTCAGGTGGCCGGAGCATTCGTAGACCTTGCCGGGGAGCCACACGTTGAACGCGCAGATTCGTCCGTCCTTGTCGTCCTCGGTGATGGTCAATGCCGCGGCCAGACGGTGGTTGCGTCGGTCCCAGATTCCAGCGGACCAGTCGGCGGAGCGTGGGATCATGCTGATCCGGTCCGGATTCTCCGGGTCTGCGGCGATGGTCAGGAAGCTGCATGAGTGCTTGTATGCGGATACGATCAGTTCTGACGTGGCCACGTCCAATTGGTTGTCCTCGAACAGGTCGTTGACGCCCATCGTGTCGTCGCCGGATACGCTGAACCCTTCCAGGTCGCTCAGGTCGCTCAATGATCGGACGGCCAGTTCGGGCCATCCGATCATCGCCTCGACCTTGTTTTTGATCTGGTCGGGGATGGAGATTCCGAAGTCTTTGAATCGTTCCTTGCAGTCGTAGTAGGCTCCGCGGATCAGGTTGCGTGGGTATTTCTCACGCCACACGCGCAACAGTTCGTGGATGATGGGCATGTCCTCGTCGTCGACGCCGAGGATGGTGCCGACGTTTCCGCTTGCGGTGTCGAGGTAGCTGCTGCCGGTGAATTTCGGAGCGACACTTACCGTTGTGCCGTCGGCCATGTAGAACACCATCAGACCATCACCTCCTGTCGTCTTCCCGGATGTCGTTTCGTCGTGCACGCCCCGTACAGGGCGAGTGTGGTGGACACGAGCGGCGTGATGTCGACATCGCTGCCGAGTTTGTTCCAGGCGATCGCGCCGGACTGTCCAAGAGGCCGCGTGGTGGCGCCCTTGACGGCTGCGGCCAGCTGCGGCTGGTATTCGTCCCGTGGATGCTTGAGCGTTCCGGCCTTGAGCATGTCGAGGAAGCGTCCGCACGCGCGGCCCATCTCCTGCATGTTCGTCACCGTGACCCTCACATGCGCCTTCTTCAGTTCGGGCAGCAGGCTCATAGCGGGCGACTGCGCGTCGATGACCACGCTGGCGGTCTTCGGCCAATGTTCGGCGAGCCAGTCCACGGCCCACATGGTTCCCGCCTGCCGTGCGTCCTTGATGTTCGCCATCTGGATGACGGCCGAACCGTCCGCGTACCGTAGCGCGGCTCCGATGGTCAGCACGCTCCTGTCCGGAGGCATGTCGATGCCGAAGCTCACGGTTCCCCCATCAGGCACGTCGTCGATGGCCGCGGCCTGCCACAGGTCCGGGCTGATGGCGTACGCGGTGGCGGTCTCATCCCATATGCCAAGCGCCTCGCGACGGAATGAATCTTCCGACAGGTTGTTGCGCATGCGCATGATTGCCTGTTCGCTTGTACGTTTCGGATAGCTGGGATTCGCTTTAGCCCACTGTTCGCGGTCGTCCGGATCCGCGTCCTTGTCGGCGGCAAGCTCCACGTAGAGGAGGTTTCCGTCATGGTTCAGCGCGTGCATGCGTTTCTCCGTGAACGCATCGCACTGGTCTCCCGGCTTGGGTGGATTGCCCATATACACGACCAGGGGGTTAGGACTCGTGTTCAAAACCGGAATCATGTTGTCCATCGCGCGCACTGTGAGGATCTGCGCTTCGTCGAACACGGCCACGTCCACGCTGTGCAATCCTCGGCCGAAGCCGTTTTCGCGGGCGCCGAACATGATGCGGCTGCCGGACGTGAACGTGATCTCCTGTTGGCCGTTTGCTCTGCGGATGCGTTCCACGTACCGGCCGAGCACTGGATTATGCTCCATCTCGCACATGTCCGCGAATGTCTCGTCGCTGGTGCGCGTATGGTGGGCGGTCCAGATGGCTTTCAGGTTCGGTGTGAGTATCGCCTTGAGGAACAACGCGGTGCCGACGGTGAAGGTCTTGCCGATCTGCCTGCAGCTGGACAGCACGGCGCCGTCCGCGCCACACGCATACTTGCCTTCCGCGTTCTTGGCGAACAGAAGCCACAAGAAGCCCTGCTGCCACAAGTCGAAACGGATGCCGGCCTTGCGCGCGGCTTTGTTGATTCGCGTGAACTCGCTGCCGACGATGCCTTCCGGCTGGCGCAGGATCTTGGCGATCTCAGACAATCGACGCTCCGACATCGTCCGTCACCTCGTCTTCCTCATCGTCCAACAGGTCGGTCAGACCGCCGCCTTGGAGCGCTTCGATGCGTTCGCATACGTCGATGAGCTGGCGGCTGATCGCAGGCAGTGCGTTTGCCGGTGTGGACGTGTCATCCATGGCCTTCTGCAGTCGGTCACGGTTGGCGCGCAGCATGTCCAGCATGCTGCCGTCCATCATCCTCTCGAAGCTCCGCTGGTCGAGATCCCTTTCCGGCTTCTGTTTCGTTTCCACGGCTTTGACGGGCGGCTTACCGTTCCGGTCCTGTGCGGGCCGATTCTTTTTCCGACGCCGATAGTCTTTCTGCCTGCATTTCGCGGAGCAATATTTCTGTTGGCTGCCCTTACCACTTGGCCTAAATTGCTTACCGCATACTTCGCAAATCATTGCGTTTCCTTCATTCCAAAACCAGTGAGGAACCCGAGTTCTTCGCGCAATCTTGTTGCAGCAGCTTCCGCCCGTGCAAGCGTCTTGAATGGACCTCTCTTGTATGCCTTCCTATTCTTGATAACCTCAACTTGCCATGCTTTTCGATCGTTACGCCAGTAGACACCACGGATTCCGGATTTGCTGTTCTTATTACAGGAAACACGATATTCGGAATTCTCCTGAACCGTTACTGCTCTCAAATGGTCTGAATTAACGCATGAACGGTTGTGACAGATATGATCAATCACCATCCCATCTGGGATAAACATGTTATGAGTCAATGCATATGCGAAGCGATGTGCCGGAACGGACGTCTTTGCCAGACGGAATGTGCCATATCCCTTTGGGTGATGAGCACCATTCCATTCCCAACATTTACTAGGGTCAGTGCTTCTGAAGTATTTATTAAATCGTTCTATGTCAGATGCTGACGCTTTGAAAAAGGCCATATTCCGCCTTTCATTCAACGTATGCGTAACACAATTCGTTACGCTTAAATTTCAAGAGAAATATCGGCACTGCACCCGAGGCTCCCGTAAGGGGTATACCCGAGGTCCCCGCCCTGGTCATCGGAGGTCAGATACCGAACGTTTTGAACGGCATCGAGCTTGATTTCACTTCCTGTCTGCCAGCCAGCAGCGCTCGTGCGTGTTCGTCTGTCTTGTCGCTCTTCATCCTGTTGCATCTGCGGTGCGTGAGCCTGCAGTTCGCGAAGCTGTATGGATCACCACCGCGTGAGACTGGTATGAGCTCGTCGACCTCGGCACTCATCGGATGTGGTGTCTTCAATGTCTTGTCGACTGGCTTGCCGCAGATGGCGCACACGTCGTATGCGGCCAGGACTCTTGCCCTGAGCTGTCTGCGCCGCCAGCCGTTGCTGACACGCTCGTTGCGCCGCTTGCTCATGTGGCCTCCCACGCATGTATGAGCCCAGGGGTGCCGTGGATTTGCCGACGACTATCTTCGCCGTTGGCCTGCTGGAATGCCGGTATAGGGGCTCCCGTATATGGACACTCCCGTGTCTTGTAGGGGCTCCCCATCATCTGCGAATACCCCTCCCGGATTGTCAATACCCCTACCCCGGATTTGTTTCATGGGTGCCTTCGGCGGGATTCGAACCCGCGTCCACACTCGAGCCGCAAGGAAGAGGATCCGAAGATCTGCGACCGGTGCGATCTACCACTGATTCCTACGAAGGCATGGACAGGCGGATTTGAGCATCACCGCATCACGGAAGCACGGGATTGGCTTGCCTGCCACATTGAGGTATGCCCACTCTGACGGGAGTGGGCGGAGCGTGTCCGATATGCCGTTCGGACAGGACGGGACTGCAACCCAAGGAGTTAGGAGAATCCATGGCGGATATGAAAAGGGATCAAACCAAGTCACCTCGGTTTGAACCCTCTAATCCACTGACAATTCTGCGTTGCACTTTCGATTTTGTCAAATCGAATCGCGTCGCAACACCTGCCGATGCACATCCGAAAGCCTGTACAACGGCCGTCCCTTCTCGCTCTCACCGGCCGGCTGGAGCCTGCCGCGCTTGCGCCACGAACGAATCGTGTTCGCATTGCACTGGAACCCGCACTCGCGCAGCAGCTCCGCGCACTCCCCCGCCGTGAACGCCCTGCCCGATTCGATGCACTCCCGCAGGAACCCCAATCGCACGTCGACCACGCGATAAGTGTTGCCGCACACCGGACAGTCAACACTTACCGCGCCGACCTCCGCACTCAGCTCCACGCCACACAGAGGATTCAGACACCTGCCGATACCATGCCTGGATGGCGGCACGTCGATGATGCTCAGCGTCTTGCGCGCCAACCGCTGCCAGTCATGCCAAATCAAACCGATGTCCGGCAGGCGGTTCAACCGCTGGCATGACCAGCATGCCTTGAGCATGTCGACGATGGGCGGGACCGCGATGCTCGTGGCCCATGGCATGGCCGGCGGCGCATACAATCGACACCACAACGCCGTCACCGCATCCTCGATCTCCTGCAGATGGTCAACGACCGAGAGTCTGATCGGCGTGGGCGCGGACGGCAGGTTGACACGTCCAGGCTGGTGACCCCCGTAATGCGCCGTCGAATCCAGAAACTCGCGCAGGGCGTGAATCCAGACGGGATAGTCGTGGATCCATCCCCTCAAAGCGGTCTCGCACTTGTCGCACATCGTGGCTTGAATACGGCACTCACCGCCGCACACACTACATGTTGTGGTTGCTTCCCGTTTTTCGCCCATATGTTGCGATTCTAGCATTTCGGCCATCCTGAATCGAACATCAGTTCCATTTCGGGTATTCCCGCCCACGGGTCCGGATTGTCGGGATCCGGCCGCATCGTCGGGAACCCCTCAAGGGTCGAATAGTGGAATTCCCTCCCGCTCATGTCGGCGGGTTTGACGCTGATGGGCATGAGCCCGCATTCATGCGCGCCGAGATACATTCCGTCCGGGCTGATGCCGAGCGGTCCCGCGACCGTCTCCAATCTGATCGTGTCCGCCTGCGCGATGCGGCGGATCCGGATGAGCTGCCGGCCGAGGATAATCGCGGTGGTCAGGTCATCGCCGGTGATGATGCCGGCGTCCCATGACTGCCAGACCACGTCACGTTCGCTGAAGATCCACCGTCCGCATGAGCAGACGGCCGATACGAGGTGCGCCGGATTGCCCGGTGGCGCGAGCCGGCGCATCCACAATGGTGGTTTACGACTCATCTCGCCACCAGTCGATGAGGTCGGTGATCTTCCAAGCTGTTTCGAAAAAGCATCAGCATGACGAATCCTAGGATGAGCCCGGACACCTCAACGAGAAGACCACCAAGTTTTCGGATGATTCCCATCATGATTCCTACCCTTATCCGAGGCTTCGTTTGATCGATTTCCAGATCTGGTCGAGTTCTCCGTCCGGCAGACCGCTCACACGGCCACGCTGGAACAGATCGGCCTGGATCTGCCGTTCGTTCTCCGGATGGTTCTTCAGCCTTCCGTACGCCCAGGCGTGCAATGTGCTGTTGCGTTGGCCTTCCGGCACCGGCGTCATATCCGGCGTCCCCTGCGAATTGGACGCGGCCGGCCTGTCGGCCATGACATCGTCCAGGCTCAACGACGGAGCCTCCTGCTTTGGCTCGTTCGTGTATCCGAAATCCTTGAGCATGCGCATGATTGCCTCACTCGCCTCCGGCACCACGCCCGCCGGCAGATCAACCAGCTCATACCGGTTCCCATCGATGACACTGCCCGGACCAATCACATAGCCCTTGTTGCTGACGCGCAGGTCAATTGGCAGATTCTGCTCATGCACAGCGTTCTTCAGCAAGCTCACATCCATGCCTGCCGGCATGCGATAATACAAGTGCACGCCATGCGGAGTCCTGGTCACCAACGTGGCCGGCAACGCCTGGGAACCGTAATCGCCAGCCAACGCCTGCAGACACTGCCACCCATCAGGACCATCAGCCTCAGAAGGCTTGTCACAATCGATGACGAAACAGTCGCCAAGCGGAATGACGGCATAACGAGTCATCTTGTCGGTGATGAAAGTCGAATCCGTGTGGCTCTCGTCCGACGGATTCAACCGCTTCCACGACAGCGACACCTTCCCATCGACCGGACCACCAGTCTTTCGCGCCTTGCCCTCGCATGGCGCGAAACCGACATTGCCAGCCAACGCGGATTCGACGATGCCGGCCAGATCATGACAGTCGCCCACATCATCCAACGTTTTAAGACTGTCGCGGTTCGGCTTCGACAATGCCGTCTGCCACCAAGTGTCGGCAGGCTTCGTCTCGTTGTCGAGAGCGGCCTTGCGATACACTTCGAAGCGATTCTGGTCGGCGACGCGCACCACACGGCATTGACCGCCGGGAAGAGCCTTGGTCTTCGAATTCTCCAAGCCCAGCACGTCCATCAAAGACTGCGGAACCGCCGTATGGAACTCCTTGCGATAGTCGTTCCTGGACGCGACCTGCACGCCATACCGTTCCTCGTTCGACGCGATCTCACTGATCAGCCAATACATCTCATCGCTGATGTTGCGCGCAGGGCTCAGATTCACGATTTCCGGCTCATCTGAAAGCTCCCACAGGCGGCACGACAGCACGAAGAACGCTGCGGGATGCCGATGGCAGAAGCCCTCGATCGCATGATACTGGTCATACGATCGACCCTTCGACTGGTGGAATTCCACCTTGACGAAGCGTCGCACGTCCGAATTCTCGCCGGAATCCGCGAACTGCATGTTCGTCAGAATCAGCAACGTCGCAGATGGCGTCATCACGCGATAACGACCGCCGGTAACGCGGGCGTTCACCTGCGAACCGGTCGACAATGCTCGCAGCAAAGGAAGCATGTCTTCCGTGACCGCGCAGGCCTCGTCATCAATCGCGAATGCCTTGCCGTCCATCTCATCGTTCATCGATTCGCGGCCAAGCGTATAGCCGCCGCCAGCGCAGTAGCCTTGCACGCTGAAGCCGGGGAAAACCTTGCCGACGCCCAACACGCCAAGCAACGCCTGGCGGGCGATCAGCGTCTTCCCGTCACCGCCATGCCCTGACAGCACGTAGGAAAGCTGCTTGAACGGTTCCAGCCACGGAGTCACGAACATGCGGCACAGGTTCGCATAGGATTTCTCGTCGACGGTCAGCCATCTGAGGATCCGTTCAGCGTCCTTCAACGCCTGATAGCCCATGCCCACGGGAGTGAACGTCTGTGTGACGGCGATATCCGGCTCGTTCTGCAGACAAACGACTTTGCCGCTACGGCGCACCCATACGCAGGGGTCGCAGCGCACGCCGCGTTCGACTTGGTCGAACCATTGGCTTCGCTTCGCCTCGCGCAGAATCGTGGCCGAATAGAGCGGATTGCGGTCACCGCTACGCGCGTTCGTGCCGATATGGTATTCATCCTCGATGGTTTTCACGGGATGCCATGAATTGAGGATGAGCCTTTCGCCCTCATGGTCGGACGTGTCTGGGTCTCGACGCCAGAGCCTTTGCTGTGACGGGCAGTAGCGAAGATGCCCTTCGCGGAGCTCCCAGATGGCTTTTTGATAGCCGGCGGCCACGACTGGGATTTTCTTGCGATGTTCGGTGGCAGTATCGCCACCATCGCAGATAAGTTCAAGGTTGCGGCCATCGATGGTCGCAATGATCGTGCGGTCGTTCGCCGGCGCGAAGGTGAGTGCGAGCAGGTGGAAGATTCCCGCGAATTGCGCTGGCAGGTCTTCAGTGGGAATGGGCGAGTATTTGCTGTAGTTTCTCATTTTTCACCTCCTTTTTGCGGGGACGGTTACTCCCCTATACACACAACACAAAAAACAACAAAAAAGACATATATATAAAACACTTTGTCCTTTTGTCCTTTTTCTATATATGGTTGATTTTTCGTCCTTTTTGGGTGGACTTTGCCTATGTCCCCCTGTGTCCACCACGTCCCCGCAGTGACGTTTTCGATTAGCGAGACGTCACTGCAGGGATGTGGTGGGGACGTTTTCCTATTTTTTAGAATTCAGGCTCTTGTCCGCTGCCCGCGCCGAGCGCGTTGACGACCTGGTCGACCGTTTTGCCGAGCAGTCCGGCTATCTCCTGCACGTTTTTTCCGGCGGCCTGCAGTTGGGCGGCCTGCTGTCGTTCCTGCATGGTCAGGCCTGCGGGCTGGCCGATGGTGACTGGCTGGCCGTACTGCGGCTGCGGCGCATACTGTTGCGGGGCTGCGGCCTGCGGGTCGTTCATCGCGGTGTTCAAGTCGGCCGTCTTTTTCGGTGTGACGACGTAGTCGTAGATTTTCGCGTCGTTGTAGCCGCGGGTCTTCGCGGGCTGGGTGCGGGCGAAAGTGGCTTTCAAGTGGTCTCCGACGTTCGGATGGTCGCCGACTCCGGCCTGACGGCATGCGAGGCGCAATTGGCCGATGTTGTAGCCTTTTACGTACACGCCTCGAATGCCGGAGTCTCCGACGCGATTTGGGTCTTGCAGTGTGGTCTGCAGGTGGATGACGACCTGCGGCTTCGGCTTGCCGTTCGGATAAAACAGTGGTTCGCCGGTGGTGAAGTCGGTCTGCTGTTCCGCGCGGATTTCGACGATCTCGCCTTCCACGCTGGTGCCGATCGGATCGTCCTTGCTGAACGCGCTGGGCGCGCCGCCCTGCATCACGTCGTCAAGGCTTAACGATTCGGCGGACTGCTGCTGCGCCTGTTGTGGCCGGTAGCTGGCTCCGCCTTGCTGAGTGAATCCGCCACCATAGTTTTGCGTTCCGAACATTGTGTTTTTTACCTTTCTGTTTTCCTGTAGGTGGATTCCAGCAGGCCGATGGCCTGCCGCCATTTGTCCGGCAATGCCGGATATTGGTTTTCGTTGAGTTCGGATAGTTGTCCGAGCTGGTCGTCCGGCCAGCTGCCGCATTGGAAGCAGTGGGTCGGACTGGTCGGCAGAGCGTGTATCCACGCGTCACGCATTTCGGTTCCATCCTCCTGTTCGATGAGGTCGAGGAGGTTGACGATGAGCTGCGCGCGGCTGAGCGCCCACCGTCCGGGTTTCGGGTCGAAGTCGAATTCGATTGGCAGTGCGTCGGCCAGACTGACGCTGTTCCTGGGCAGGAAGTAGATGGCGTTCCTTTTGCAGGGTTCTCCGTCGTTTTCCAATCCGATGCCGTACAGGCTCGCCTGGATGCGATATTGTTGGCTTGGACCGTTGGCTTTGACGTTGCGAATTGTGGTGGGGCCGGTGATTTTCCAGTCGATTGTCGTGTTGTTTTGCGCGTCGTACAGGTCGATGCTGCCGTGGATTTTCTGATGGCCGTGGAGTCCGTGGATTGCGCCGACGTCGACGTGTCTTTCGGCTTCGAAGCGTTTCACGGCCCATGGTTCTCCCCCATCGTCGTCCGGGACGGTGAATTCGTCCTTGCGACTGTTGAACAGGTGTTCGAATCGTTCGTGGACGCATGTGCCGATGAATGGCAGCCATGCGGCCGACTGGCGTTTCTCCCATCCTGCGAGTCTGGCTGCGAGGCAGTGGAGGCAGTCGGTGCCGAGTTCCGATGGTCCGATCTCCTTTTGCAGGCTTCTTGGCTGGTTGGTGATGTGGTCTTCGATGATGCCGCGGATTTCCGTCCACTCCGTCGACTCCACCGTGGGTGCCGGCGTCGTTTCCGGTATGGTCTGGTTTGCGGCCATGACGGCCTCGAGGTCGAGTTCGCTGGCCATTTTCATGCCTCGCATTTCACGTCGAATAGGTAGCGGTACAGGAGGTCGGAAAAGTATCCGAGGTCGTCCGCGTCGATGAGATACACGTTCTCGCTTAAGGACTTGTCGTAGGCGTCCAGCGCGTTGTTCAATGCGTGGTTGAAGTGTTGTCTGATGATCTTGTCGCCCATCATTCGACCACCAGGCTTGCCGCGCCGACTTTCACGCAATCCTGCAAGGCGTTTTCGCCGACCTGTTTGATGATCGTGGATAATGCTTTTGGTTTGATCTGGTAGCAGTCGGCGTACTGTTGCACAGGAAAACGCCGTTCGAATGCTCCAGCATCGAGATTGCGTTTGCCTTTCCGGATTTTCACGGTCAACGGTCCGGCAGCGTATTCGCCGGGCTCGCGGTTCTCCATGAGTTCGGCTTTCAATCCGTCGGCTTCTTCCTGCAGGTCGGCGATGCGGCTTTTCAGTTCCACGTACCGTTTGGCCAATGTTTCGAGATTCTGCGCGCTCATTTGCTTGTTCCTTTCACGATGATGCTGGTTTTGGTGGGGATGACGCTGGTCTGGTGGTGCGGGTAGGAGCGTCGGTGCGTTTCCACGACGTCGAACGCGGGCATGGTTCGCATGGCCGGCCCCAATGGTCCGCACGTGCGGCAGTACGGCATGTGTCCCCTCTGCTTGCTCATTCCACGTCCTCCACTGTCGATTGCGTCATGCCGTCGTCTTCGGTGGCGGGATTCGTTTCCTCGCACCGTCGGCTGATGATCACGGTGTCGCAGGTCCTTGGATTGCGTAGGAGCCGGCTGATGGCCGCGCCTTCCTTGACGACGTTCTGGCAAATGTCGATGCATTTCGCGACAGTTCCGGCAGACGTGCCCATCAGACCCTTCTTTTCGATGGTCTGGTCCGCTTTGTCGATGAATGCCGCGGCTGCGTCGCCGATTTTGCTGGCCGCCGGGTAGAGGTTCGCGAGGTCGGCGCTCATGTCCTCGTCATCGATGAGGGTCTGCACAACGTATTCACTGGTGTTTTTCATGGTGTTTTCTCCTATCTGGGTATGTATTCCTGTTTGAAATAGATGCTTGCCTGTGTGTGTGGCGTGTATGGCTGGCCGTGCCATGTGAGCGGATCGCCGCTTTTCCGTTTGCGCGGCCTGCCGTGCGCGCCAAGCACGTACTGGTCGGGACGGTGCACGTGCACGCTGGCTTCGATGATCTGCCGGTCGTCCATGTAGGCGACGCCGTTCAACGCGTCGGTGAACAGTTTCGCCAGATTGTCCCAATCGCGTCCGCGCCGTGTTGCCGTCCAGAATGTGAGCGTCAGGCAGACTGGCCCTTCGTAGGGTGGCAGGCGGGGATACTGGTTGCGCCATTCCGAGTACACGCGGTTCTCGGCCTCCCGCGTCCGCGTCGGGGTGATGCCGTGTCCCTGGTAGACGCGTGGACGACCTTTCGACTGCGGGTCGCCAGGCACGGTGAGCTCGCACACCATTGGCCATTCCGGCAGGCTTAATGTTTCGAGACTCAATCCAGGTCACTCCAATCGGGTGTTCTGCCGGTGGTGAGGAAGCCTCCGCGTCGGGTCCGCGCGTTGACGAGCAATCCCATGCCGGCGAGCCTGTGCACGTCGCCCATCACGGTGCTCCGGGGGATGTTGAGCCGTGAGGCCACCTTGTGGCTGCTGGGCGTCACCCCTTCCATCTGCAGTGCGACGGTCGTCTCGTACACGCGTTGGATGCGTGGCTTCACGTCGATGTCACGCCGGGTGCGGCGTCTCATCCGCGTGATGTACTCGCGTTCGTCGTGGATGAGCCGGTCAAGGTCGATGCCGGTCTCCTGGCTCCATGTCTTCGGCGAAGTGTGGTGGCCGTGGCTTCGGGATGCGCCGTAGTGGATGCTGCTACGGTTGACCGGAGCGTATTTCGAATGTTTTTGCAGGCTGTCCGCTCCGCTAGGCATGATTGTCGTCCTTTTCGTCGTATTTCGGTGCGAACCGTACCACCAGCCACAACGTGGTGGCGAGATACACGCCCTCCACCACAAGCGCGCCCGCAAGGCTCCCGCCATGCCAGGTGAGCATGAGCGTCACGCTGGCGACGAGGCCGACGACCGCGAGCAGGAACTTGACCCTGCGCAGCGGATAGTTCGGCCGTTTCGCCTCGCGTTCCTTCCGGTCCTCGATACGGAAATCGTTGTCGGTCATCTGGTGCCTCCCGTTTCGTTGTGGAGTTGGTAGTCGAATGTCTCAAGCTCGCCCGCGGTGATGGATGCGAGCGTGCAGGCGCCGTCGGGCAGGAGTTCCACGAGTTGGGCCCCGCCTTTCGGACTGATGCGAACCGCGTATCCGCTCATGCCAAGCATGACGATGCTCGCCTTCGGCGGTTCGGGTGGCGTCAGCAGCGTTTCCGCGTCGATTCTCCTGAGTGTCATCACAGCTCCTTGTTGATCGTGTCGATGATGAGGTCCACGATTCCGGTGACGTCGAGGTCGACGTATCCGACGATGTGGCCGAGCGACCTCATGGCCTCCGCATCCACGTCCTTGAATGGGTGGACTATTTCGCCCTGGGTCTCGAATTCGTCGAACACGGCCCTCACGCACGCCTTGCGAATGTCGTTCATGCAATGCTCCTTGTACAATTCGTCTCGCCCTCCTCAAGCCATTCGGCCACTGCCGTTTCCGGATAAAGGATCATCCGCCCGTGCTTCACGAACCGAGGACCCTGTCCACGGAAACGCAACTGGGCCAGATACCCCTGCCGCGTCCGAATCTCCTCCGGCGTCTCGGCCCCGAAAAGCCTCGCCACCTGCGTGGTGGTCATCATCTGCTGCAAGACCATCACGCACCCGCTTCCAACGACGGCTGAGCGCGACCCCAGTACCGGTCGATGAAATAGCGCTGCCCCTTGCCCGTGACCTTCGGAGTGCGGCTGACCGTGGTGTGCCCATCCGCATGGGTGACGGTGGTCTCCTTGATGCGGAACAGGCCGAGGTCCATCGCACGCTGTGTCGGCACGTTGCGATTCGAACCGGACTTGCCGAGATACCCGTCAGCCTGAAGAAGACGAAACAGTCTGTTCTGGCCGATGTCCATGCCGTTCTGCCGGAGCATCTTCGCGAGCTCGCCGACCAGGCACGTGCCGTCGGACGCGGCGACCGCGTCCGCGAACCGCGCTTTCGGCTCCAACATCTTGATCTGTGCGTCCTTGGCTTGAAGCTGCTGGTTCTTGCGATCGATGGTCTTCTGCGCGACGAGCACGGCCCTGGCCATGATGTCCTCATCCGAATCCGACTCGGACGTCGGGATATAACCGCCGGTCCTGCGGATGGACGGCAGCACCTCATGCGTCACCCAACGCTGGAACTCCTTGGCCTCCGGCTTCCGAGACTTCATCACAAGACGGTAAAGACCAGGTTCGCTGATGATATACGTCTGCTGCCGGCGACCAATCGAATCGATGACTTCAGTAGTACTGAACTCATCCTTATCAAACATTTTGACGGTCTCAGTTGGATTGCCAAGGTCAAGGATGCTCATACAATCTTTGAGCACGAACCAGGGCTCCCCCGCCTCGTCGGTCAAGGTACGCAATGCCGCGCCCTTGAAATCGAACTTCTGTATTTCGTTGTTCATGTGATTCTCCTTAGAATCGTTCTCATGTGTTCTTCCGTGATGATTGGTGAAATATGAGTTGGGTTACCGGTATTGATTGGTCCTCGGTGGTACCGGCGAGCGTCGTAACGTCCACGGCGGTCACGCTGCTGTTGCGCTATTTCGACAGGAACCGGCCGAATCTTGTGCTTACACGGCGTGAAGTTGTGCTGCCGGAGCATCTGTCTGGTAATCGCGATCTGTATGGCGAGCCACTGACCTTGGAGAACATCGGCACAGCGCCAGCCATTGACGTCCGGTTCGTCGGCTCCGGCTGCGTTGTCGCGGTGGAACTCAAGCCTTCGCATGGCAACGACTTACGTCACTGGGAAAGTTCCATGCCATCCATCGCCCCGGGCGAGTCCGTCGTATTGCAGATGCACCACTCTGATGCGGATTCGATCATCGTGGTCACGCATGACCGTTTCCCCTCGATTCCTTGGCTCCGCTGGTGGAAGAAGCGTCTCCGATGTCATGTGGGACGTGTCTCCGGTGAGAATCTGTGGCCGGCCAGTGGGTATAAGGCGATTCGGATTCCCCTTTGGCGGCAGCTGATTGGCCGGCTGGAACGGTACGAGCTTCGGAATCGCACTGACGAGATCGAGGAGCCACCGGAACCGTTGCATCCGACGCCGATGACCGGGCGATGATCCCGTTCAGAAACTCGACATCGGCATTGAGACGCTGTCTTTTTTCGATGTTCCGCTCCCAGAGTTTGATGGCGGCAACCGGATCCGAAACAGGATTCGAGCTTGCTCTGCATTCGCAGTCAAGCTTGAGGCCCAAGTCGTTTGCCTTGACGTGTGGCATGCGGCCGCACGTCGGGCACGGGTGAATCGGTGACGAGAGAATCGACGTGATTCTGGCCGCCCAGGCGTCCCACCGTTTCAGCATGAACTCCTGCGATACGCCTTCCTCTGCAGGACCATGCCCATTCGAGCAGGATACGACGAAGTAATCCATCCTGTTGTTACCCGAATAAGCTGTTTTCGACACACGGATTTCCGGACTGCCGCCGCATAGCGGACAATCCAATGGCCTTTTCGAATCTTCGACCGGAATATTGATGTTCATTTCGGGTTCTCCTTTCGATTCATGCGTCGGCGACTTATGATTTTTTGTCTCTGACGAAGAACTCACTGACATCACACCCAATCGCTTCAGCAATTTGATGCAATTCACGAACAGTGAATGGCGATGACGCTGGATATCTAAGCCTCCTTGTCAATGTGACTCGAGGGATTCCAGACTTCTCCGACGCCTCAGAAACGCTGAATTTCGCACTGGAAAGAGCCTTGTCAACTCGTTTTGCAACTGTTGCTGAATACTTCATGCTGTCCATGCTTTGCATACTAATGCCCATTTGGGCAGCGTGCAAGTGCGACACGCCCAAACGGGCAGTTGTTAGCAAATTTACAGTCGTTATACTGTCCATATGGACATTAATGAAGCAACAGCTAAAGCAATTGCTGCAGAACGTTCTGCAGCAGGATTAACCATCAAAGAGCTTTCGGAGAAGTCTGGCGTACCAGAGCGAACGCTAATCAGAATGCTGAAAAACGAGCGCGACATCAAAGTAACGCAAATAGCTCAGCTAGCAGAAGTTTTCGGTATTAATCCACATGAACTCATTGAGGAAGCCGAGAAATTCATTGCTAGAGCCGCGCGCAATGAAGCTCGCGAGCGCGAGTCCCAAATCACCGATGATCTCATCGACCGTATCGCCGCGCATCCCGAAGACTATGACGTGGCCGCCAACAGGGATTCGAACGCACGCCTCGAAGCCGAAACGCCGGACGATTGATGGATTGAAAGGAACACGAATGACCGAATACAACCTGTATTGCGATGAGACATGTCACCTTGAGCATGATGATTCGAACAGCATGGCTCTGGGAGCCGTCATCGCGCCAAAAGATAAACGCAAAGAGATATGCGTCAGAATCAAAGAAATCAAGCAGAAACATGGCATATGCGCCACGAATGAGGTGAAATGGGCAAAGGCACGAGACCGTATGCTGCCGCTCTATCTGGATCTCGTGGACTACTTCTTCGATGACGATGACATATCGTTCCGCGCGCTCCTCATCCCGGACAAGAATCTACTTGACCACGAGAAATACAATCAGGACCACAACACCTGGTATTACAAAATGTACTTCGAGATGCTCAAGGTCATCTTCGATCCAAAGCAAAGCTATAACGTGTTCGTCGACATCAAAGACACACACTCGAGTTTTCGAGTCAGCCAATTATGGGATGTCTGTTCGAACAACATGTACGATTACGATCACAGAATCATCCAGAAAATCCAGCCGATACGTTCCGACGAAGTACAGATCATGCAGCTCACCGACATACTCATCGGCGCAGTATGCCGTTCGCAGCGAAAACTACCGGAACAGCATCAGAGCATGGCGAAGCGCCGAATCATCGAACGAATCATTCAACGGTCGGGATACAAACTAGACCGGAGCACACTGCTGAAGGAGACCAAGTTCAACTATTTCGTATGGAGGGCGAGATGAATCCGCATTGGCTGCCCGGATTGATTCCTTGGAATCAAGAGCACGGAGAGACATGGGAGCAGTATGAGCAACGACTGTTCCATGTATTCCAGAACGAGTTCAGAGAGTCCTTCCAATACGACGGGAAACCCGTACACTACAAAAGAATGCCCTACGACGGAATCTATCCGGAAGCCTTCATGCATCTGACCACATGCAATCAAGACAACTCCGGCTCACGGCTTCCGGATGCCGAACGCAGCGAACGCATCAGCTGGCCCAGACCGGTAGTGGAGCATCATCCGTTCTGCGAAATATGCGAATACGCCCAATGCACGCGGCCTTGGGTATGGAGAAAAAACGACAAGAACAAGGATCGAGTGAAGATATATCTTCCAAACCAACAATATCTCGTTGTTCTAGGAGAACGAAGGGATTACTGGGTACTCATAACCGCGTACTACGTAAACCGCCAATGGAGCATAGACAAGCTGGAAAAGGAATATAACTCCAGATTCAGCACAAAAATCCAATAAAAAACTAGAGCCGCCCGTTAAGGACGACTCCGAAGACTCCTTCTACAACATGTAGATGAGCTGATTCAAATATCACATACGACACTCCAACTGTCAAGCGGAACTTGACAAACAGCAAAAAAGTACTTCTCGAAAAACAATACTTTCGGAAGAGAGGAATGTGGATAACAAGACCGTTGCGGACCTTCATCGGAGCGCGGAATCCATGGGCCTGTCGGTCGTGTCGCGTGACCTTCCACGCGACATATGCGGACTGTACGATGACCGGCATAGGCTCATCCTGCTGGCCGACTGGCTCAACCAGCGCCAGCGCCGCTGCACACTGTGCCATGAGCTCATCCACGCCAGACACCATGACCCCGGCTGCGGTACACGATACGGGGCCAAATGCGAGCGTCGGTGTCGCAGGGAGACGGCGTTGGCGTTGATATCGCCGGTGGATTACGGCATGGCCGAGACGGTGTACGAGGGCAATACGTGGATGATGGCCGTGGAATTGGGCGTGACCGTACAGGTATTGTCCGACTACCGGCAGCTGCTCTACGATTCCGGCGTGTGCGTGCAGTGATGATCTTTATACGCCTTTATACGTGCTTATAGAGCCTTATACCCCTTCGGATTCCTTATAAAAAAGGCCCCGGCCACCCGCATACCGCGAGCGCCGGGGCTTGCCATAATGTCACGAGCCGCTTTTTGCCGAACTGCCGAACAGGAAGCCGACGGCTACCATGGCGAGTGTTTTCAACGCTTCCACGCCATTGGACAGTGCGTCTCCGTTGCCTTTGAAAAAATCGAGGATCGCCAGAATGAGTAGTCCGAGAAGGCATACGTTAAGGAACTGAGACGCCACATTGTTTTTGAAGTTTTCGACGGAGAACTTATGTTGCTGTTCCGTGTCTATTTTTTCACGTGCTGGGAGCGATTCGTTTGCCGCGGCGTTCGCGTCGGTTGATTCCGACAGTGGCATGGGTATGTCCTCATCGGCATCGTCGGGTATGCGGTTAGTGCCATCTTCCGCCATTTTCCGTTCACACTTTCAGGTAAGCGTCGAACGTGTGGTCCTCGGCCATGTCGACATTGCCTACGAATCGGCTCTTGTTCTCCACCGCTTTGCTCCATGCCGACCCTGAAAGATGGGTGATTCTGGAAAGCGTGACGGCGGGCAGATTCTTCATGTGGTCCCATACCGTGTCGATGGCTTTTTTTAGTTCGGGGCTTGATGATTCGTCCGCCGCGTACGCGTTGCCCATGGCGTCCTTCGCGTATTCGGTGATCGGGTTTCCGCCGAACGATTTGAATTCCCCGTACACTGCTCCGCATACCGGACCGTACCGCCACGGCTGGAACGATTCGGTGAGGAGCCTGTGGCCGGTGTTGCGCTGGTACAGGCATGTGATGAAGAACATGAGCTTCTGCAATTTCATCGGACTCACGGCGATCTTCTCTTTGAAGGCGCGGCGAAGGATGCTGTTGGCTATCAGCTCCGGGTCTATCCCCGTCCCCGGCAGACTGCTTCTTTTTGCTTCGGACATACCCAACACACCTCCCTGCTTCTGTTTTCAATCTACCGGCGAGCGCGGGGCTTCGTCAACGTTTCTTCACAATCTGGATAATCCTGACACATTTTGGTGATTTTGGTGGGCGTGGTTTGTTGCGCCCAACTTGCATTACTTTACATACTTTGTTATAATAGTTATGTCAACGGAAAGGAGGTGAGCATGAAATGGACGGACATCGTGACCGCCATCAGCTCGGTGGTGAGCAACATCATCGCACTGGCGGCGCTCGTCATCTCGATCCGGCGCAGACCACGCCATAAGAGATGACGAAAGGGTTCCGAGCAGACCTAGTGCCCGGAACCCCGGTTCCATCCTATTTCATGGCCATCATGAAAACAAGCACCATATTCGCCGTCTGCGGCATCACATGCGGCCTGCTGTCGGCCATGCTCGGCTTCGCTGGAAAACCATGGCAGGCCGGACTGTTCGGACTCGCGGCCGGCATCTGGAGCCTTGCCACGCTCGCCATGGACAGACGGGGCGGCAAGGATGACTGAACGCTATCTGAGCATGACCGAGGTGGCCGAACGCCTCGGAATCACCAAAGGCGCACTGGCACGCTACAGGCTGCCCGAGCCGGACGTGGTCGTCGGCAAGGCCAGAGGCTGGCGCGAGGACACCATCGACCGGTGGAACGCCAGCCGCCCCGGCCGAGGCGTCGGCGGCGGCAGGCCGCGGAAGAAGGCGGAAGATGGCGACCATTGACGCATACGACACCAAAGACGGACGCCGATGGCGCGTCATCTACCGCAAACCAGACGGCACGCAGACCAGCCGGCGCGGCTTCCAACGCAAACGCGACGCCCAAGAATGGCTGGCCGAACACGTCACCGTCGCCAAGGCCAGCGGAACGTACATCGACCCGCAGGCCGGACGCCGGAAGGTCGGCGGACTCTGGCCGGCATGGATAGCCAAGAAGCGCGTCTCGTCAAAGGCCAGCTACGTCGAATCGCTCGAACGCGCGTGGCGGGTCCATGTCGAACCTCAATGGGGCGCGCGCACGCTCGAATCACTGACCCGCGCCGAAATCCAGGAATGGGTCAGCGGGCAGGCCGAAAGCAAGAGCGCCACCGTCGTGCTGCGCAACCTCGGAATCCTGCGCGGCATCTGCGCCGACGCCGTGTCCGACAGGCTCATCCCATCCAACCCATGCGACGGCATCGAGACGCCACGCAAGAAGCGCAAGGAGCACACGTACCTCACCATCGAACAGCTGTTCCGGCTCGCCGACGAATCCGGCGACCGGCGGACGATGGTGCTCGTGCTTGGCCTGTGCGGACTGAGATGGGGCGAGATGGCCGGACTGCACGTCGAGGACGTGGACTTCGCCAGACACCGGCTTTCGGTCAGACGGAGCGCCACCACAGTCGGCCACGAGGTGGTGGTCGACCTGCCAAAATCCGGCAGGCCGAGGCAGGTCGTGTGCCCCAGCACGCTCGACGCCCCGCTGCGCGAGCGGTGTGCGGG